CAGATGTTGCATCACTTACATATTCAAAATTTGAATAATAAATGCTATCTTTACTATTTGCAAGTTGTATATTATTTTGATCAATTCTTTTAACATAATAAATTCCCTCATCAAAGAGTGAACTTATGACAGTGCTTTCATCTTCTAATGTATCAGGATTAGTGGATGTTTGTGTTTCTGGAGTATAATAAACAATATCTCCTGTATAAAATCCGTGATCTTTTGTTGAAGTGATGTTGAATATATTGGTTGATCCAACTCCAGAAGAAGGAAATGTCCCGGAAAATGTTACAGATTTATTGTATAAATTTAAAGATTCATTATAATATGTGGGTATAGATGAAGAAGCAATCAGTAATTTTTCATCCAATTTATATAAATTTTGAACATTTGAATTTATATTTGCTAAATTTGGAAAAGTGTTTGAATTTACTTTTAATAAATTTCTTCTTATGATGTATTGATCGTTTGAAAGAACTCCCTGTCCAGATATTGAAAATGATGTGGAAGAATCGACATTACTAATCGTAGATAATTTTTCAGATCCACTCGAATTTATAATTTTAACAGAATCTCCAATTTTAAAAATATGTGGAGTTTTAACTGTAATGTTGTAGGTGTAATCAAAAGTATTTTGTAAAGATACCGAAATAATTTCATATGATGATGCAATATTTAAAAACCAATTATTAAACAAATAATTGTCAATATCTACACCAAGTGTTCTTATTTGTGCAGTATCTCCGACATGATAATAACGAGTATCACTGCTAATTGAACAAGATTTAATAACAGAATTAATTCTTACTTTAATTAATTCGTTAGATACATTCGCATATGCATAAGTATTGATTCCAATTTGAGATTTATCTTCAATGATTCCAGATATTCCAGAGCAATCAATAAATTGATTTATATTTTTTGAAGAGTATGATATAGTACCACTTGTCTGGTCATTATATGTAACATATAAATCACCACTATTTGGAAATCCCAATGTTGAATCGACATCAATAACTTGAACTCCATCGGTGGAATCAGTGGTTATGGTAATATTTGCACCCATTCCATTGTGATTTGAACAATTGTATTTTATTGTTTCATTCGGAGCAGTTGATGAAATTATTAAGTTAACAAAAGATCCACTAGATGATGTTGAATAATATTCTGAAGAAAGATTATCTCCAGATAATGTTTGAAATATAAGTGGATGTCCAGAATTAGAAGAATCTGATGTATCAAACCTATATGTTGTTCCTTTTGCTAAGGTTATTTCTTTCTGTACTATTCCATTAATTGCATAAACATTATTGGGTGGTGGTGTTCCTGGATTAGATACTACAGTTACTATCAAAGATGGGGAATATCTACCGATTACTCTAGTCTTTGCGTGAATTGCAAAGTTTCCGTAAATTGCACCATCGACTGTAATATCACGATTATATCCAGAATCTAAACTTAATTTGTAATAAGTAGTTCCGAGTTCAGAAATTACAACTTCAACATCTGCAATTGGTGCATATGCTCTTGAAATATTATTGTATTCATCTTGAAACAATGTTGCATTTAGTAAATTTAATGGATCACCTTCAATTCTTTCTACAACTAAATCGTCAGTGACTCGATAATTTGCATCTGATGGTCTAAACAAATAATCTCTTGGTCGAATAATGACAGCACTTTCACCATATAAGGCATTAAATAGAATTTTAAATGATTCATCAGTTCCCTTACTTAGATAAAAATCCTTTGCCTGCTTAATAAAAAGAGATTGATTTATATTTGAACTTAGAGTTCTATTTTCAAGTCCTGGTAATAACTGATATTTTGTTTTAAGTAAAAATTCTTTTAAAAATAAAGAACTTAAATTTTTAATTACTGATCCAGATGTATGTTCTGCAGATTCACTTTCTGAGAAAACTAATTGGTCCGGATAATTTTGTTTTGTAAAAGAAGTAATTCCAACAAATCCTCGAACACATCCGGTAAAAGAACTTGAGGTTTTTCCTGTATATGTAATAATTTCATTATCAATTTGCAAAACACCATAAGAGTCTGGAAAATCTTCTATTCCAACACCAGTTTGATTTATAATAATATCTGTATCAAAAAATGAAATATCTTGCCCAAGAACTGTAGAATCTGTTTGATTCGTTAATTCATCAATTTTTATATACCTATCAATATTTTGAATTAAATCTGCAGGAGCCCCTTTAAATTCTTGAGAAATATAGTATTGTGATAAAAATTCAGAAATTAGTGGAAATTCCTCTACCACATAATTTGGAAGTTGATTTTTAACAATATTACTAAATTGAATTCTTTTTTCTTTCATTTGATTATTTTATTAATAAGATGAACTAGAACTGGATGAACTAGAACTTGATGAACTAGAACTTGATGAACTTGGTGGAGTATAATTTGATGAACTTGATGAACCGGAAGATTGTATATTGGATGTAGTAAACAAATTATTATTTTGATTTGAAGAAACTCCACCAATATCACTTGTTGGTCGAACTAAAATTCCATTTAAATAACTTGAAGATTGAATATAATTTGATGCCGATGGGTCGAGTCCAGAAGAAATGCTATCAATAACCATTTCGAATGTGCTATTATTAATATCTAGTTGTAAATATAAGTCTTGTAATCCAATTACGTCATTTGATTGTGGAACTGTAGAAATTTCAATTATAGATTGTCCGTCTTTAATTTTTGCAGATGTAACATTAATTGGATTTAATGTAATAATTCCTTTTATATAATCAATTCTTCCAATTCCTCTTTTTATAATCGTTGGATTTACGGAAGAAATATTTGGAACAGTAAACATAAAAATAGAACCAGTACTTCGATTTGTGTCTGGAACGTCAGAAATATAAACTGGTTCAGAAATTCCAGATACTCTAAATGCCGTAGATTTAATATTATAACCATTCATACTATTAATGTGAAATTGATTTCCAAATCCGATTGAATATTCTGCAAAAGAATTTAGAACTACACGCAAATCTCTTCTCATTTGAATTCTTGTAATATTCGATGTTACTGCATCGTGACTATCATCAATAATTTTTAAAAATTTACTATATTTAAATCGAGCACCATATTTGTTAAGTTCTGTAGATTCTGCATATTTAAGAGCATTTGATTGAACTATACTTGATATGTTAGATGCACTTGGTGCTAAATTTGAATTATAATATACATTCGAAATTACTTCCAAGTAAAGATATTTTAGATCCAAAATTTCAGGAACAATTCCCGCAACCGCATATTGTTTCAATTTTAATTTAATATTTTCCTTAATTAAATTTGGCAAAAAATCGCCAGTTTTTGGTTTAATACTAATAAAAACTTTTCCATACTGTGGGGGAATTAATTCTTCTCCACCAAAAACAGAAATAGATTCTGCCTCTGGATAAATTTTTGCAGGAATTAAAGTTTCATAATCATTGGATGTAAGTGCCCGATTTTGAGATGCATAAATTCTAGGTGCAAATTTACGAATCGATTCTACTGGTTCAATAGATTCTCCACCTGAAGATATTAGACCTGTTGTAAGTAAAGAAATACCCGAGGTAATGTTATATGTAATTGAATTTCGAGTATATGAAAGTCTTCCTGAAAATGTAAATTGTCCGATTCCATTTCCACTGTCACCATTTGATACGATATAAGAAACCTGAATATAATTTCCATCTTCAAGTGCTTTTCCAAAAACACCATCACCAAAAATTAATTCATATCTTTCGTCTTCAATTTCTTGAATATAATAAACTTCTGACTCTGAATTTACATTAAACAAACTATTCTGGAGATTGTATTTAACTGATATTGTAGAGGTCTCATTTGGTCTTACAATTGCAGAAATCAAATCCGTATCAATTCCAGAGTTTGGAAGAATATATCTCTGATTTGGATTTCTTGGATTATATGTAAAATTACTGGTTAAAAGAACTCCCTCATAAATTTTAATTTCATCAAATGATGCAATATTATTAAAAACAGGAACTGTAATATCTTCAAGTATTGAAAATACAAATGATTGATTGCCAAAGGACCCAGAAGTGCTTGCAATTGGTCCCTTGTGCAATGTAAGTGATACTGGAGGTGGAGTGATGCTCGAAGTATCTACAAAAAAACTAACTGTTGATGTTGCTGCCTTTCTTGACTTTGGAACATATCCAATATTTCTTGCAAGTGAAACAACATTTTCTCTGAGTGTTGCACTATCAATAAAAACTTCATTTGCAACCATATTTGCATTATATGAAGTTATATAAGTGTTGTATGCCAAAACATCAAGAATTGTCGAGAGATTAGATCCCTCAAAGTCATAATCCGTAAAGTTGGAATTGGCTTTTAAGTAGTTTTTAAGAGTTGTCTTAATCTGGTCAAAATCCAGATTTGTAAAATTGACTAATGGCATTTACCTAATTACCGAGTAGGTTGCAAAACAAATTCAAGTTGCTGAGGCAACACATCTGCACCAATAATTCGATATTGAATTAAAACATCAAATGATGCATTATCATAATCAGGAGTTGTCTGAACATCAATCAATTCAACTCGTGGTTCATAGTTTGTGATTGAATTTCGTATTTCATCTCGAATGATTGATGCAGAAATTTCATCTACATTTTCAAAAAGAGAGTTTGAAATTCGAGATCCAAAATTTGAATCAAAGAATTTCTCTCCTGGAAGAGTAAATACAATATTACGAACTGAACGAGCAATTGCAGTTTCATTTTTCAGAGCAATTAAGTCTAGATTCAGGGGATTAACCTGAAAAGACATACTGATGTCTTTGAAACCTTGACTGACTCGCTCTAGAGGCATTGAATATTATGAATCTATATTATTTATTCACTAAAATTCGGTTAATGGAATTGGTTCTGTTCCATACTCCCAATCATCATAATCATCATCATTTCGAATTTTTTCATGAAGTTCTTTTTGAACTACAAAATCGTGCTTTTTAGGTGTGAGATCATCATTTGAGATTTCACGAAGCATCTTTTGCTTTTTTATCTTCTCTTCCCAACCATACTCACTAGAGAGATATGATGTTCCCCATTGGTCTCTCATATAATCTGAGTCCTTATCCACCTTTTTGGTCATGAGTTTGCTCCTGATTTGGTAAATCAGAACTTTTTACGGGGTTGCTATCCCGAATTTCTTTGATTTCATACATAAAATCGTCAGATGTTTCAATTTTACGAAGATTTTCAACAGAATATTCAGTCATATCGATTTCATACCCAGGATTTTTGGTAATTCTATTGCGTATCCAAGCATCATCGTACCATAAAATCTTGTTATTTGGATATGCATAGAAGTTTCCATTATCCATTTTAAAGAAATGAGCACATTTATGTTCTGGTGTCTCACTAAAGTTTGTATTTAAAGTAGATTTTGATTCCCAGGACCAATCAAGAGTAAACAAATAAGTTCCTTCATTCTTTTTACCCTTATAGTTGATAAGTTCGGCACGTAAGTTAGCCAATCTTGAACGTACTTGAACATCAACATAAGGAGAAAAGCAATCCCACCACATACATTCCTCTAATTTTGGAACTTGTGCATCTGGTTTCCAACAAAATGCATGAATTGGTCTTCTTGTCCAGTTGACTCCGTTCTCTAGAAATGCCTCAAAGAGGGGTACGTGCTTCTCTAAGGATGCTACGGAGTGTACGTCGCATAAAGTTACCTCTCCATGTCCTTTTTTATGATTATAGAGAAATTCGTTACGAATATAACAAGTGATTGTTGGGAGATTGTGATTTAGGTAAGACATTTACAGATTTCTTTTTTTAT